CGCCGCGCTCGCCTGGCCGTGGCGTTGTTGAACGGCGCCGACAACAGGCCTGCGGCCTCGGCCGTGCCGCCCAAGATGGTTTGAGCGGATACGCCTTGGCGCATCAGCATGGTCATGAGATTTTTAAAATCTGCCGTCGTACCCGGCAATTTGTCGCCCAGCTTGGTAGCCAGACTGTTGATTTTTTCATATTCGGCGGAGACGCTGCCGTCTGATGTCATCATGGCGGCGCGCAAATCTACGGACGCCGTTTCGCTTTGTGCGTATGCGGTTATCGGCTTTTCTAACAGGCGTTTCGCGCCGTATGCGTGAGCAGCGGCGACGCCTGATGCCATAATGGCTTTTGAGTTGATGTCGTCCAGTTTTCTGCCGGCATTTGCCCATTTTTGCTGCGCGGCGAATTTTTTGTTTGTTTTCTCCATCTGCTCGGCAAGTGTTTTTTGATTTTGGGCAAGATTGACGGTGGACGTCCCGGCGGCTTTCATTTCTTTTGCAAGCCGACCGGTGCTTTTCAGTTGCCGCTCTTGGGTTTGCTCCAGTATTTTTGCCTGCTGGGCAAGTTTTTTCATTTCTTGGCTTTGTGCTTGGGTTGCGCCGCCGCTTTTTTTCATTTCGGCGAGCAGCTCCCGCTGCCTGTTGCGGTTTTCTGACAGCTTTTTATTTGTTTCGCTTAGGTTTTGGCGATATTTTTCAAGCCGCTTTGTGTCGTTTAGGGCTTTATTCAGGCGCATTTGCTCTTGTTCGGTTTGTTTTAATCTCCCGCTCAGCCCTGATGCGGCTTTGCTGATTCGGTCAAATTGTCCGCTTGCTTTATCGGTGGCTTTGAGAATAATATTAAGCGTCTTATCGGTCATGGCGTTTTGCCTGTATTTAAGGGATGGATTTGATATGTTCGGTTTTTTTAAGCGTCAGCCTGTAAACAAACAGCCTGCATTCACGCCGTCGAGACGTCCTAAGTCTCCGGCGCAATTACGTCGGGAAACTGATGAATACATCCGAAAAGTTCAAAATGAAAGTCGTATTCTTTGTGAAAATTACCGCAATATGACGGCAGTTAAATCAAATCCTTATCGGAAGGCGGTCAGCAGTGCGATGGCTTTTTTCTTCATCGGTAAATTGTTCAAGTAGTTTTTCATTAAAAAGGTCGTCTGAAATGTTTCAGACGACCTTTTTTATTGCCCTGCGTTTTCGGATTGGATCCGGTTTATTTCTTCGGCTTTTGCCGCCCAACTGTTTAACCTGTATAGGTTTTGCTCGGCAAACCAATCAATCGACCCTTTAAATGTGATTGCGCAGAGGGCGAGGGCATCGTCTATTGGGTAGAACTTTTGCTGTTCGCCATCAACGTCATCCTCCCAAATATCAGGGACGGAATTTATCAGTCGGCTGAAAGTGTCTGCTCGGTAGCGGAATCTTGGATATAGCCCAATTCCGCAAAGGCTTCCTGAATCTCTACTTTCGCTGACGGCGGCGCTGAAAAAAAATCTACGGCGGCGTTGAGGGCTTGTGCGTCCGCCATGCTGAATCCGCCATATTGAGCCATGCCGATTTTGGGCGTACTGATTTTGGAGAGCAGCTTTTGGATGGTTTCCGTATGTTTGATTTTAATCAGGTCTTGCCCTAAGCCTGCCATGTCTTTGGCGAGCGGTTCGCGGAGGGTGTAGGCCGTGCCGTTTGATACGGTTACGATAATGGTGTTGTCAGGGTTGATTTTGATTTTGGGTTCTTGCTGCATTTTTTGCGCCTTTGATTTGATTGTTGTCGGTCGGGCTTTTGCTGCCCGACCTTTGCTTTTTACCGATTACAGACCTAACGCATGGCGGATGCCGGCGCGAATGTCTTTACCGCCGATGACGATTTTATTTGCCATCAGGTCGCATTCGAAAATGACTTCGCCGTCAACTGTTTCCTTCCAATAGGTCAGGGCGTACTTAAATGTCTGTTCGCCGCCTTCGCCTGCTTTGTCTTCGTTGCGCGTGGTCTCGATGATGCGCCCGCGGGCTTCGCCTACCAATGTTTGATAGGTTTCTTCGTCCTCTTTGTGCAACGCGCCTTGGTAGCGCAGCAGGTTGCCATTAATTTTATGGCTGATTGATTTGAACAATTCGAGGTCAAAGCCCTTGCTTGTCAGATCAAGCTCGAGTTTTTCAATGCCGTGAATGACTGTGTATTCGCCCAGACCGCCGCCCGGCGTGTAGTCTTCGGTTTTGAATTTGATGTCGGGGCGTTTGACGGTCATCAGGACGCCGTCTTTGTTGAGGCCGTCGGTAAATACGTTAAAACTTTTGAGGATGCGTGGTAACTGCATTTGCTGTCCTTATACTGTGGTCGGTTTGATGTTTGACGCAAACTCGATGACGCGGTCGGTCAGGTTGACGATAAAGCGGTCGGAGACGTGTTGGTTCAGTTCGATGTTTTCCAACGGCGGGGCGACGGTAAATTCGTAGTCAAATGCGAAGATGCCGTTTGATACGCGCTCTTTTTCGATTTTTTTCGGGTCGATGAATACCTGCGCGCCCAATAACCAACCTTTATAGACTTTTTCCGCCAGCTTCGCGTTGATTGTGTTGATGATGTCAATCATCAGGGAAGGATGCATCGGTTTATCCATTGCCCAGAGGAAACTTTCGGCAATGGTTTCTTTGATAACTGATGAAACACGGACAGTCGGTTCAAATGCCCAAATCGGGTCTGCCGAGCATGTGCGATTTCCCCAAACACGATAACCTTTTTCACGAATCAGGGTTGTCACATCGGCATTGTTGATGGTGTTCGCATCTGAATTGATATTCAGCAAACCGAAACTGCGGGCATGACGCAGGGCGGATACGCCCTGAATTTCGGTATTTGAAATGGATTTATGCGGACCAATCTTTTGGTCAAGCATGGCGCGGGCGCCCAATACGCGGGCAATCGTTGCAGCAGGGGCGACAACATTGGCTTGGTTGTTTTTACCTTGATTTGATGTGCCATGCAGAATATTGAGTACTTTATTTAAAACTGCCCCTGAAATATCGCCGGGGACTGCTGGCGCTTCTGCCGGTGCTGTCTGTGGAAATGCCATAAAGTCATTGTCAATCAGCATCAGGTTTTTATCACCGAAACCTTTGCGATATTGAATAATTTCTGGGATGGTTTCATAACCACCTGATGCCGCATAAACAAAGCCGTCTAAGGCATTGGCGGCGACGACCAGTTCGGCGGTTACTGATGCGTCATCCAATTCAGGCGCACCAATGATTTTCGGTTTGAACCCTGTGTAGGCAGGAGCTTTTGCCAAAGCCTGTACGCCTTTTATTACGTTTGTTTTTTTCTCGGCGGCATCATCAGTATCAGAAACACGAACGACGACAATTTGAGCGTCTGACTGGTCGTAGATTGCATCTAATGATTTGGCGAGCGTACCTTGTATGCCGGCACTGTCGATTAAGCTACCGACGGATGTAGAGAAAATCGGGGTGTTGAGCGGGAAAACAGATGGGTCAGCATCGTTGCCAGTTGCTACAATGCCGATGATGTTCGTGGCGATGTCAGAAATAGCGCGTGCGCCATGTGTGTATTCATTGGCGGTAACGCCGTGCATTCGTTTGGCTGTCATGGTAAATCCGTATCCTATAAGATATTGAAACAGTATTTATTTTTTGTTCTTTCTTGGCAATCAGCCGTTGTTTTTTATGTGATTTTTAGTTTTATTAAATAGGTCGTCTGAATTTCAGACGACCTATTTTTTTAAGCCTTAGAGATACCCCAGTTCTTTGGCTTTGGCGATGATTTTCTCTGCCACTTTTTCTTCTACGGCTGGCAACAGATTAGAGCCGTTGTCACTTGACAAGGAGATAGGCAGAATCTTGTCTTTTTGAGCCTGCTTATCTGCCTCGGTCGGCGTGATGGCTGTGTCTGTCCAAACTTGCTCACTCATAAGGTAGGCTTCGAGGTCATACACTTTGTCGCCGTAGGTTTCTTTAAGCCATTCGTTGTACTGGTCTTTCAAGGTGTGGCGGAATTCAGATGTTGTTTTTTCCCAGCTTGTTTTATTGTCTGCCCAGTTTGTCATGACAATATAACGAGGGGATGTCTTAGGTTCGACGAGTGCTACACATTTTTCAATATAGGTTTTAATGCGTTCAAGGACTGCTTGATAGTTTCCTTTGTTCGCACTATTCATGTCGTATTTGCCTGTACTGATGACGCAGATACCGTCGATGTTGCCCGATTTTTTCAAACGCACCGGGTATTTTTTATCGATTTCAACAGTATTTACTTTTGCACTCATTGGTGTGACTTTAACTTCTGTACCTTGTCCGCTAATAGCAGCGTCAATATCATCGCCAATCACAACGAGTGTGGAATGCATGCTGAACGGGGTCACATTTTCGCCATAGCTCAACGTACCATCTACAGTGACGTCTTTTCCTCGTGCCGGGATGGTATCTACTTTAAAGCTGATATCAACAGGGCTGCCGTTCATTGACATCAAGGCATAAGCGGCGAGTGTGCCACCTTTGGCGTTATTCACGACCGGGATGTTTTCCGTTTTTCCTAACTCCATCGCCTGATCGCCGATACGAGCGCTGGTGGAGTCTCCGAAAAAGCTAATACTCCGTTTGAGTGCGACTGGCGGCGTGGTCGGTTGGACTTCTTTGGGTGTTTGGCTTGTTTCTTGTCCGTCTGAACCTGTGGCTGATTCAGATTTATTTTCAGCCGGTACTTTCGGCGAAGTTGTTTCGTTTGCCGCGTGTTCCGTTACGGCTGGCGTTGCCGGGGCGTTTGTTGCCGGTGAAGTTGTTTCAGTCGTTGAAGGTTCCGTTACGGCTGGTGCGGTCGGCGTATTCTCTGCTGGCGTTGCTGGTGAGATGATTCGCGCTTTCAGGCTTTCAAGCCATTTTTTCTCGTCGCCTGTGAACCCATTACGAACGGCAATATCGTAAGCGGATTCGCCAGTGGCTCCGCGCGGAAGCGTCATTTCAAAATTCAGGGCGCCATCTTCTGATACTGTCACTTTTACATCGGCGGCGTCACCTGTTTTAACCGTCACTTTTCCAATTGATACTTTAATGATGGAAGTAGAGGTTTTTTTAAGAAGTATATTTCAACTGAAAATTACCACCTAAAAATATCTCATTCCGGGATGAGTGACTCCTTCCAACGAGAAATTCCAACAATTAATTTGCTAAAAATTCATGGTTCTGTTACTTGGAGTAACGTGAATAATGAAATTGAAGTTAGTTTAGAAAACGAAGTCTACAATGAACTTTGTGATTTAAGTGATAAAATAAAAGAAGCAATAGATTACTACAATAATACTACTTGGGATCCTGACGAGGAGTTACTTGATCCGAATAAATATGAAGAATCTATTTTGTTCGGAACACTTGAGGAACTGAAATTTTCAACAGAACTGACAACTATTTTTGAGAAATTTTATGATTTAATAGATTCTTTTTACGAAAAATATAGAAATTTTCCAGTAGTAAATCCAACGAAGGAGAAATTTTCTGACACTGTTTTTCAACAACATTATTATCAATTGTTAAGAATGCTAAGTTTTGAATTGGAAAAACAAGATAGTGTTTTAGTTGTTTTTGGATTCTCATTTGCTGATGAGCATATACTTGAAATTGTTCGGCGTTCAATAGTTAATCCTAAACTAAAAATCTATGTAATAGCTTATAATAAAGAAGCTAAGGAACAGATAAAAAATAAACTGGGGGATTTAGGAGGAAATATAATTGATTATCTTCCATCTACCTTATCTCCAGATGGAAAAGAAGTTCTGGGGAACTTTAACTTTTTAAATTCATTATTTGATGGAAAGATGAGTAAATAATGACAGACCAAAGCTATATTGTAGGAACAGTTAGAGAAATACGAGGAACAAATGTTATAATTCGCTTGTTTGATAATTCATCGCAAATGATCTACTTTTTTAATGGGAAGCGTTATTCTGGTGTTATGATCGGATCATATATTGGGATAAAACGGGGACACTATACTATTGTTGTAAAGATTGAAAAAGAGTATGCTCAAGATATTTTTCACGATATAATGGTACAGGAATTTTCAAAGGATAGATTTATTAGGGAGGTGGAAGCTAAAGTAATTGGTAGCTTTGTTCGAGATAAATACATTTCAGGAATGGTAGCCTTCCCACAAATTTTTAACGATGTGATTCTATTACCTAATGAAAAAATAGGTTCGATAATAAGCGGAGAAGGAACAGATGATCCTAAGCCTCCTTCAAATCAGAAATCATTTTTTAAAATTGGTGAGATATGGCCTGAAGGAATCCCATATAAAGTTAATTGGACAACGATATTCAATACTCATATCGCAATTTTTGGAAATACTGGAAGTGGGAAGTCTAATACTTTGGCTAGACTCTATAAGAATCTTTTTGATTTAAATACAAAAGAAATTCTAAACTTTGGGAATTCTAAATTTGTAGTTATTGATTTTAATGGTGAGTATGTAGGACAAAATATTTTAGCAGAAAATAAAAAAGTCTATAATCTAGAAACACGAAGTTCAGGGAGGGACAAAATAGTAATTCCTGCTAATAAGTTTTGGGATAAAGAAATGTTGTCAATACTTTTTGGAGCTACTGCACAAACCCAACAACCTTTTTTGAACAGGTTATTAAAATATTATTTTTCAGAGACAGGTTTTGAAGAAAATTTGGTACGTTATCTGAAACGAGCTTTTAAAACGGTTTTTAGTATCCCATCTAAAGAATCTTTAGATATACTAAAGTATGCGCTAGATCTTTTAGAAATTGATTATGATAGTTTCTCTTCATGGATTGTTCATAGTGTTTATAATCCTAATAACTCAAATGGATACTATAGTGTATGTGAACTAGCTGGATGGAAATCAAGCGGTAATAAGTTTTATTGGAATGCTGATGAAAACACAGAGATTCTTGATCAAGAGATTGATTCAATACAACAGAAAGCTGCTGAGTTTATGTCAGATGAGACCAATAAAAGAGTAACAAATCCTATTGTTCAACTGAGATTAGCAGCATATTTTCAGATGATTTTTGATCTATCTCGTCATACCATACAATATGATCATATTTCACCATTGATTCATAGAATCGAAGCAAGATCCAGTGATTTTAATAAAGTACTAACAATAGAAAATTCACAGGAATGCCAAAGTTTATTTTCTGATAATTATTTACATGTAATTTCGTTGAAAAGTGTCAATAAAGATATTAAAATGTTGATACCAATGTTAATTGCGAAAATAAGTTATGATTTACATCGAAACCAAGATGATCGTTCTAATATCTTTAATTTAATTATTGATGAAGCGCATAATATTCTATCTGAAAATTCAACTGTTGAATCTGAAAAATGGAAAGATTACAGACTAGACGTTTTTGAAGAGATAGTAAAAGAAGGACGTAAATTTGGATACTATCTTACTATAGCTAGTCAAAGACCATCAGATATTTCACCTACCATAGTTTCGCAAATACATAATTATTTTATTCATAGGTTAGTTAATGAAAATGACCTTAGAATACTTGATAGAACGATGACATCTTTAGATTATATTTCAAAATCAAGTATTCCTAACTTATCAGCTGGTCAAGCGATAGTAACAGGTGTATCATTTGATTTGCCCGTGGTTGTTAAAATAGATCAACTTCAAAAAGATGAAGCACCAAATAGTTCAGATAGTGAATTGCTAAAAATGTGGAATGTTGTTTCAGATTGATTAGCTATTTTTACAAAGGATTTCTCTCAGTCAGTAAAAATTATACAATTTTATTATTTAACGAACTATATTATTCCCCTATTTAAAAAATATTGATTCAAATTTTATGAAATGAATAAGTGGTTTTAGTTCTGAAAAACCTTGATATTGCGCTGTTTTTAGTCCAACTGAAACTCATACTTTCACAAACCATCCTTGAAAAAAGCTCGTAAAGCGAGCCAATTTTCAAAACGTTAATCAGTACGATTATATCAATGTTTTAAAGCACTCAAGAGTCATCTCTTGGGTGTCTTTTTTTGTTTTGTTTAAAAATTTAAAAACTATGGGAAAGAGCAGGATATCAGTGCTTCTCAGAGTTTTCATTATGTAGTCTTCAATATCTAAATTTCAGATGTCAACATTGCTAATAAGGTTTGTCTGTTTTTTTGATGCACCAAAAATGGTGCGTATCTCTTTTTTTTGCTATAATAGAAATAAATAAAAGGAGGGCTCTCATGATTGGAGAAAATATAAAAACATTACGTAAAACACATGATCTCACCCAACCTGAATTCGCAAAGATTATTGGCATCT